AACAACGAATTTTATCATGGCAAGAAATCAATAGAATATATGGAAAGAGGCAATGATAAATGGCAACAAGCAGGAGCAAGAAGAGCAGATAGATACGAGCAAACAGCAGATAAAGAAAAGTCTTTTACCATAACAGAAAACTGGCATAAAGGAGTCCCATATAACTATTTTAAAGAAACCAAACCAAAACAAGTTGGCATAGCTGCCGACATCAACGGACACGACATACTCAAAAGGGTGTATAGTCCAGAGGGTAAGTCGCCAACACTCAATGCTTGTGGAGGTGGCAATACAGAGCCGAAGGTGGCCCAAGAAAATCTGACTTGGAGAAAACTAACACCTCTTGAATGTGAAAGATTGCAGACTGTGCCAGACAATTATACAGAGGGTGTTAGCAACACTCAAAGATACAAGATGCTTGGCAATGGTTGGACAGTCGAGGTTATCAAACACATATTAGGTGACATCAAATGATACTTTACAAAGAGATTGACCTTGACAAGTCTTGGCGGGAAGATTGTAAAATTAGATCTAAACTAGATGAGTGTTGGATAAGGAGAGAGCAATATAGAAACATGTTTGAGAATGCTATAGATATGTATTTGGCGACAGGTGCAAAAACAAAACTGATACATATTCCTGAGTGGATTTATGAGAGCATAAGTAGGGAGATAACATAATGCCTAAAAAAACTAAGTTTGGTTTGAGCAATGCTCATGTGCCTGTATGTGGTGTCAGGGGTAAGAAGACTTCACAAGGCAGAGGTAATCTTGGGACTTCAACCATGAACAAAAACATGAGACGCAGTTATAAAAAATACAAAGGACAAGGTAGATGATTGCTTTCCCAGACAAAAAATACAAAACAATATATGCAGACCCACCTTGGAGAGAGCAAGGCGGAGGGAAAATAAAACGTGGTGCAGACAGACACTACCCACTTATGAAAACGAAAGACATCAAAGCCTTGCCTGTAAAAGACATAGCTGATGACGATTGTTGGTTGTTTCTTTGGGTGACTAATAACTTTTTAAAAGATGGACTAGAGGTCATGGAGGAGTGGGGTTTTAGATATGTGACTAATTTTGTATGGACTAAAGAAAGATTTGGCATTGGTTATTATTTTAGAGGGCAACATGAACTTTGTTTGTTTGGTGTTAAGGGCAATCTTAAACCTATCAAAAGAAATGTTAGTAGTGTTTTGTTTGGACCAACGACTAGACACTCGCAAAAACCTAGCCTAGCAAGAACAAAGATCAAAGAAATGAGCTATGGTCCTAGAATAGAATTGTTTGCTAGAGAAGAAACAGAAGGCTGGGACGTGTGGGGCAACGAGGTATGAAACAAATAAGTATAGACTTTGGTATCGAAATGCCTAGAACAGTAGAGCCAGATAAGGACAAAGTGCTGATAGTTAATTTTAGCGGAGGCAGGACTTCGGGCTATCTAACTCATAGACTGTTGCAAGAAAAACATTTGTGGAAAGATATGTTTGTCATCTTTGCTAACACAGGACAAGAACATGAAAAAACTTTGGAGTTTATTAATAAGTGTGATGAACACTTTAATTTTAATACTGCCTGGATAGAGGCAGAGGTGCATCCTGAAAAGGGCATGGGAACAAAAGCAAAGATTGTTGACTACAAGACAGCCTCAAGAGAGGGCAAACCTTTTGAAGATTACATAGCTAAATATGGTATTCCTTGGGCAAAAGCCCCGTCTTGCAGTAGAGAGCTAAAAGAATATCCAATCAGGAATTACATAAGAAATGTGCTAGGTCTAAAAAACAAAGACTACTATCACGCTCTAGGCATAAGAGCAGATGAAGTAAGTAGACAGTCAAAGAATGCAGAGCATGAACATTTAATATACCCACTTATCGATTGGGGTATTGACAAAGAAGATGTTTTAAGTTGGTGGGAAGATCAAGAGTTTGATTTAGAAATCCCAGAACATTTCGGTAATTGTGTTTGGTGTTGGAAGAAATCATATAAAAAACTTATGACAGTTATGGTAGAAAACCCAAAGGCTTTTGAGTTTCCTGAACGTATGGAAAAACAATATGGCAGGGCAGGCGCAGTGGCTAAAGCATTAAATAAAGACATGAGGTTTTTCAGAGGTTATAGATCAGTGCAAGATATAAGAGATATGGTTAGTGAGGGTTTTGAAAAGTTTATAGACTTACATCACCTACACATATCTAGTGGATGCTCAGAGAGTTGTGAGCCTTTCTTAGATGATACTACTGATGTTATAAAAATTGTTGAGGATGACAATGAGTAAAGGTAGTAAAAGAAGACCGAGACAGATTAAAGAACAAACTTTCAAAGATAATTGGGACAAGATCTTTGGTAGTAAAAAGAAGAAAGAAAGTATTAATAAATTAAAGAGGTCATGCGCAGATAGCTTACACCCAATTTACTTAAATTTGCGTGTGGCCTCACTGCTTGGTTGGTTAAAAAATAGGCAATTGGTGTTTAGTTTTGGGAGTGCTATGGGGTCTTGTAGAGAGGAGAATGTGGGGCTAAAGTGGTTGTGCAATGGGAAAAATGTAAATTGCACAGCGTTAGCTGAAAGCCCCATTCCTATGGGATTTCTTAGTATGTGCGGTTGTGCAATTGCACATGCCTGCACATACGCACAGCGTGGCTTGAAAGCCTTATGTTTAGAGGTATGTGCAGTTGTGCAGTTGTGCAACCCTCTAAAGAGGGGGAAGGAAGTGGGTAATAAACCCACCTTCCATTGCTCACGCATAGATGAAAAAGGTAGAGTGAAGTAGAAAAGTAAAAATGAAAAAAAAGGAATTGACAAAAAAGCAAGAGAAGTTTGTTGACCTGATGGTCTATCATGATTACAACCAAACTCAATGTGCGAACTTAGCAGGGTATTCTAATCCTGGAGTTGCAGCTACACGCATGATGAAAGACCCAGAGTTTGAACATATCAGAGCAAAGATTAGAGATCTGAAAGCTATTCAAAGAAAGAAGAACGAAATAACTTTTGAAAAAATTGCGACCAAGCTATCAGAGATTAGAGATAGAGCTATGGATGATGGGTCTTATGGCCCTGCTGTTGCCGCTGAAGTTGCAAGGGCGAAACTTGCAGGACTTATGGTGGATAAAAAAGAATACAAGATACATAAGATAGATAGTATGTCGAGAGAACAGTTGGAAATGCGACTTAACGAACTGATGTTGGACAATCAATTGACTATCGAAGCTAAGTTGAAAGAGGAGAAGGATTAGTTATTTGGTTTCAATTATTTCTTTAATGCGATCTTCTGCGTTCTTAAGTTGTTTGTTGCAATACTTTATAATTTTTTGACCTTTCTCAAACAAGTTCATTGATTCTTCTAGGTCTATCTCGTTGCCCTCTAGTTTATCAACAATCTCTTGAACTTCTTTGATACCTCTCTCGAAACTCATTCCGAGATACTAACATGACTTTATTCTATTCGCCAAATCCTGTATCTAGAATTTGCGTCCCTTCTCATTCTAAATTTTTTAGGCTTGAACTCAGACCTGTAAAAATGTTGTCTGTATTTGTAGGCTTGTTTCTTAGACAAGTCACCTATACTTTCACCTACACCTAGATTGTATAAAGTCTGCACGAATGGAGAATAAAATCTAGGCATAGGAATGTATTTATCTACTTTGAATTTTTTCACTATACTGTTCTTTGAAACATAGCCAGGCGTTTCTTTTAGATAATTTTTCCTCGCCATTATAACTGCGTTCAGTATTAACTGCCCATAACCAATAGCTAAAGTTTCTTAGTATTGTTTGGCTTGGATCAAAACTATAGTCTTCTGTATGCCCAAATCTAATTGCCTTATTCATCATACCAATCTCCACAGACAAAAAGACAACCCCAAGCAAAATACTTATAAAATATTAAGGCTACTAACGGCACTAAGATAATTCCCCACTCTAATAATTTGTCTTTATTTTTTTGGGTTATTTTCATTTCTCTCTCCCTTTTTTATTTCTTGACAGGACAAGACTTCCTCATGCTCATCACAAGCTATAGCACAGATGTTGCCCTCTCTTATATTTTTATTTAACAATCTAGACGCAGACCTGATAGCTTGTTCATCACCATCTGCGTCCACACAAAAATTCGCAACGAAAGTTTGTTTTATTTTAATTTCAAACTTACTCATGAGTATTTGTTTTATCCAATAAGTTTATAGGATAAATGTTTATTATAAAATTACCATCTTGGTAAGTGTCTATTCTAAACTCATCAGCTTCCTCGTAAGAATCAAATAAACCAAAAGATGTGACAAGAGGTTGATGTGAGTTAGGATCTCCATACTCAACCAACATTATGTATTTTGTTGGACTGTCCATGAAACTCTCTCCTATTTTTTCCACATATCTTTATAAAGTCTTTTAGCTAATTTGGTTTCCCCATTAACAAAAGAATGAATACTATCAACCATAATTTCATGCTTGATTTTATTATTGGCTATTGATGTTAGTAATACTTCTGTATCGTTACCATCAAAAGTATCAAGCCAATCTTTAACTTCGTTTGAACTAAACATGATCATATTTATTCTTCCCCCTCACTATTAAACCAAACTGCAAAACCTACTGCTATTGCTACAAACAGTAAGAACAATACTACTATCTCAGGATTCATCATTCACCTCCTCCTCTAAATCATCAGTAGGATAGCCCATAAATCCTAACTGTCTTATTATTCTTTTCTTACTTTGTGGCGATAGTTCATGCCAAAAGTCATTAGTAATCCATTGAATAACTTCTTCTAGCCTTTCGCTAGTATCAAAGTTTTCATACATAATTCTTTCTTCTGATTTTTTAATTAGTATTGTCATCATTCACCTCCTCCTCTAAATCAATATAAATTTCCACTAATCGCCACTTAGCATTGGTATCTGTTGATGAATCATCGCTATAACCCTCATCGCAATATTCCCATTCGTAATCAGTATTTGGATAATGCTTTTCTAAAACCTTATCTAAATCTGTTTTAAAATCAGTAAATTTTTTGCTATCGCATAAATATTTTTCTTCACTCATCTTTCACCTCCTCGAAAATAAATGAATTAGTTTCTTGAATTTCAAAATCTTCAAGTTCTTCAGGCTCGTTGCCATCATTAATTCTTTGTTGATTATTGACTTGTAACCATTTATCAGGATTATTAGTAGTGGCAACTAAATCTGTATTGCCACAACTATCGTGATAGTAAATATTAAATAGTCTCATTTTACCTCCTATGTTATGTAGTCTGTTGGACTAAACTTAATAATTTCTGCTAAATGTACTTTGTTACTTTGAGGTAAGAACGCATAACTATTTACACGAGTGCCTTTGTATTCATCTACTAAACTGCGAGCCTGTTCTTCTGTTTCAGCTTGCACAACATAGGTAGAAAACCAAGTGCCTGTATGTTCCACAGTAAGTGCGTATTTTCTCAAATCTTTTCTCTCAGAGTTATTCTCATAATCTGCGAGCTTTTGATTTAAAATTTCGTTTTCTTTTAAAAGTTTTCTCAATAACTTTTTATTTTCAACGGACATAATTCTCCTCACTATCCTGGATAGTTAAACCCCATAATCAAAGGGTGACAAATCTAGGTCTGCCAAAAGATATGTGACATCACAATCGCCACCTTCATAACCCAAAAGATCTTTATGCTCTTTTTGGTAAATACTATTCAACTCTTGCTCAGTTTCAAAACCCTGTTCAAAAGCTTTCTCGAAAGCCTTAACCTTATCGTCAAAGTCCTTGCGTTCTAAGAAGTTAAAGTAAGGCACATTAAATGTTTTTGCCATAATGTTTCCTCAGTTAATAAGATTGTTGAACTCGTCCCAATCTTCATCTCTTATTTCCACACACAAGATTTCTTTGTATGGTTTCTTATACTTCAGTTCCATCTTTCTCCTAAACAAAAAAGATTTCACTTCACGAATAAACTTTTTAATTATCATTAGCATTTGCTCTCTCCTCTACTTTTTCCCAAACTCGACTAAATCTTTCGAGCCATTCTTTTTGCTCTTGGGTTTTGTAGTTTCCACCAATTATGCTTTCTAAAGCACAACAATGCTCTAACTTATTTTCCTCATAGAAGTTATAAAGAATGTCACACATATAATTAAAAAGTGTGAACTCTCTATCTTTAAAATATTTCATTCAACTCCCCCTCTGTTGTGATACTTGGCCATCTTATCAACTAAATTATTGAAGTCTTTATGTGTCACAGTTTGATCATTAAAACATTCAGGGTTGTCATTGATGGTTGCAAGTATCGGATTTTTTGGTGGGTTGTTAGACAGTTCCTTACAGTAATACATATCATGTAGGTCTATAAGTTCTTGGATAATCGCTAATTCTTTTTTGGTAAATTCTAAACTCATTTTTTCTCCTCATCTTCAACTATTGACCAACATAAACCACAACCCAAGTCGTACAAGGTTTCGTTCTGATATTTTGTTGGCTTGACACTCATGATGTCTTCAAGAAGTTCCATACTGTCTGAGCATAAATTTTCGTAAACGAATTTCATTTCTATTTTTACAAATTTATCTCGTTCACTTTTGGGAAACAAAGGTATTGCCCAACCATTCCAAGATGGATTTTCTAAATCAAGGTAGCCATCAAAGGTTTCTTCTAGTCCTTCTAGCTCGAAAGTTTTTTTGACTAAATTCATTCCTCCTCCTTTGACCATACTTCATCTTCAGGTATTGCAATAGTATTACCACCCTCTCCATTACTACCATCTAATGCCCACACATAAAGTCTGTTGCCCAACAACTTTTTAACTTTTGGCATATCTTCTTCAATAATTTTGCACCAAAAATTTTCTGTTGTTGTGTATCTGATACCTTCCATATTGATATCTGTTCTGTCAAAAGTGACCATAGAGTTCTGACTAAATGTTTTTATTTGTTTCATTTTTTCTCCTTACCTAAAACTTTGTCATAAATCATATTGACATGATTTGCTATATCAATCTTGTCAATTAAATCTGCGTATCTGCGTTCATCTGCTTGAGTAGGGCAATCATTTTTCTTAACCCTACTCAAAGCAAATCTCACCATTTCTAATTCTTCTTTGCTAAGTTTCACTTTTTCTCCTTATGAAATTTTCTAAATTTTTCTTCAATGCTTTTAAACAGTTTTTCTACTTTCTTTCTTGAGTAGCCATAATCTTGTTGCAACCACTCAGGCATATAATCGTTTCTCATAGTGTCGTCACCACTATCCATGTCAAAAGAAATTTCTAACAACTCCATTTCTTCTTTGGTAAATCTAATCATTCTTTCTCCTCATCAAAATCTAAATAATATTTCATATTATCTTTCGCCCATTGAGTTTGAGGTCTTTTATTTTTTAGAGATCTTAGAGCCTTCCCATCCCACTCTCCACATTCCTCTCTCTCTAGGTTTAAATCTTCTAAACTATCTATTTGAACATGAGTGCGAGTATTAAAACCACAATCATAACAATAGGTGCTTTCTAAATTAAATGGTTTCCAATCAACCACTATCTCGTATTTGTCGCTATTACAATTTGGACAAGTTCCACTATCAGAATAACCACTCATTCTTCCTCCTTTAATTGATATGTAATTTGTTTCAATAAAGTATTTCTAGGGTTTTTATCCCACATAAATACCTTATCCCAATCAGCGTCATCTATTTCATATTTTTCAAATATGTCATATTTATAATTTTCAAACTCAACATAAGTGCCGTTGTGTCGCAACTCAATGTATCTGTCTAATATTTCTTTTGCCTTTTTTATTGGCTTTTCCATTATTTTTCCCCCTTATTTCTTTTGAAAGGCTTAGCGTGTTCTCCTATCTTTATTCCTCCTTTAAATGAGATAGGATTATTTGAAACCTCTATGCCATAATCTTCTACAAATGTTTCTATATCTAAATCAATATTAAATTTTTCTTCTAACATTTTTAAATCGGCAGTAGAAAAACCATCAAAACATTCTATTTCAAAAAAGGGAGTGTATTTTTTTCCTGTTTCAAGAGAAACAGTATCCTCATATTCTCCCTCGTAGTAATTAAATTCGTTGAACATAATTTTAGGATATGGCTCGTAGTT